TAACCGATCCGCCGCCAGTGGAATTAAGTTTAACGGGCATACTACACCACCGTCCATGTCGAGCCTGACGGGACAGTCACCGTCACGCCGGAATTAACTGTAACAGGACCGAACGAACCAGCATTATAGTTGTTTGGAACTGTATAATCTGCAGAAATCGTCGTTGTGTTTATGAAGAAACCAGACGATGCGGAGACAACTAATGAGGAGAATGTTCCAGACGACGGAGTGTAAAGAAGATTTGCGTTAGACGTGTAGAAGTTTGTCGGAGTTCCTGACGTCGCTGCAGAGAAAACAGGATACTCAGCAGTCGCTGTCGTTGTATCATTCGAAATCGTGATTGACGCGCCGGCACCTGTCGGTCCAGTCGGGCCAGCCCCGCCTGTCGGACCCGTGACAGTTGATGCAGCACCAGTAGCTCCAGTTGGGCCAATGGGGCCGGTAATGGAAACACCCGCAGAGCCTGTCGCGCCGGTTGCTCCCGTCGCCCCTGTAGGACCAGTAACGGAAGCACCAGTAGCTCCTGTCGGGCCTGTCGGACCTTGGAACATAACCATTGTCGCAGTGACAATGGCGGAAGGTGATTGCGGCGTTGTCGGCGTTGTTCCTGCAGCAAGCGTCTGAAAAGAGATCTGTGTGCTCTCAGGCTGCCACATTAATTGCAGATATTCGCCGGCGCTTATTTGCAGCACATAATTGATGGCAAGGATCGTGTAGCCATCAGTGCCGCCGTGCGATGACGTAATTGCGTAGCGGCTGTTTGTGCTTGTTACATCAGAGCCATTCTTGCGCAACCAGACATTAACCTCATGGATCTGCGTATCCGCATTAACGGCCTGCAGAGAATATTGAATGTTATATGTGCCAGAATAGGCAAACGTGATTTGGCTGCTGCTGACGATACTGACACCGCTGCTGTTCGGATCAGTTGTGTTCAGCGTGATCGGATAAGCTGTCGTCGTGTTTGCAGCGGTTTGGTTTGTCGTATCGTAGAACGATCCCCAATAACCGAGAACGCCGCCGCCGCCCGTGGCACCCGTCGCGCCTGTGGGGCCCGTGGGGCCCGTGGGGCCCGTAACAGATGGACCTGTAGAGCCTGTGGGGCCAGTTGGGCCCGTAGTTGAAGCGCCAGCGGCACCCGTCGCGCCCGTCGCGCCCGTGGGGCCTGTCCAGCCCGTGGGACCAGTAACCGTAGAAGCCGCGCCTGTCGCACCCGTCGCGCCTGTTGGGCCGGCTGGGCCAGAAGCCGCATTAAGGTTCACGCTCCAAGTGGAGTATGTGCCAGATCCGGTGACTGATGTGATGTTGGCGACAAATGCGCCAGTGGCCGAATTATACGACGTGACCGTGCCCGTCATGTAATTCGTGGCGTCGTAAGCGATCAGGATCTGCTGGCCTACCGTGTAAGCAAGACCAGTCCCAACCGTCAGAGACTGTGTGCCAGTGGCAAGCGTCAGGCTTGTCGAGCTTGTCGTAGCGTAAAGATTGCCCTGCGCGCCCGTAGCGCCTGTCGCGCCCGTGGGGCCCGTAGCTCCCGTGGGTCCAAGACCGCCGCCGGCTCCCGTAGCGCCCGTGGCTCCCGTGGGGCCTGCGGGGCCCGTAGCACCCTGCCCGCCCGTGGGGCCGACGCCGCCCGTGTCGCCCGTGGCTCCTGTGGCTCCTGTGGCTCCTGTGGGGCCCGTAGGGCCGGCAACCGTAGATGCTGCGCCCGTTGCGCCCGTGGGGCCTGTGGGGCCCATATCGCCCGTAGGACCGGGAACATTAGACGGCGCTCCCGTCGCGCCGGTCGCGCCCGTGGCTCCCGTGGGGCCGGTTGGGCCGGTTGGGCCGAAGCCTGTCGGACCTGTCGGGCCGGGATTGAGGCCAGCAATTGCCGAAGCTGTGACGCGGACAGATGTGCCGGATTGAACAGCTTCGAGCTGCTCACCGCCAGTGAGAGATGTAGCCGCCGGAAGATTCGGGATCTGGATATTGCTCAACGTAGCGGCCCCGTCTGCGGAACTTGGTTAAAGTTATAAGGCAGACCAGCATTCGACGTAACCATTTTCGTCGTGCTTGTCAGCAAAGAACCAGCCGATAATACAGGATTAAGCTGATATGTGAAAGCCGTGGCTGTCGTAACAGTGATAGTATAGAAGCCGTTTGCAGTTGCTTCCGATAGTCCTTCGACCGTAATCTGATCACCTGTCGAAAGACCATGCGCAGATGGGCATGTAACTGTTGCAAGGCCAGCGCCATTAGAAGCAACAGACGTCAGCGGAATTGAAACATAATACGCAGAAACGGTTGTTTCATTTGTCTGCAACGGCATTACGGCGTTTTGATCAAGACCCGGCTGCTCGTTAAGGTCATAACGAGTGCCGCCAATTTCCTGCGTTACGCGATTGTCATCGGATTGAGTAACTCGAGGATCTCCACCCGGAACAGGAATGCCTGTTTGAGTATTTGTCGTATTTCCTTGAGTGATCCTATAATCAGTCTCAGCCGTCCCATAATCTTGAACGCGCGGGTTCAAAATCGGCGTCGGGTCCGCCGGTAACACGATGGCGCGCAACTGATTTTGTGGCACATCATTGTCACAAACAAGAATGCGCTTATTAATCAGAGAAGCGCCAGCCCAATCAAACTGCCATTGAAGCTGATTGTGGTTATAGAGGATCCCGCATCTATCGCAGATACCAAACGCCTGCGGATTGCGCGAGCTTACTCGAGCGCGGCCATGCGGCCTCATCTCCAATACCCACTAATTTGAGGCGAAATATATTGATTCGCCGTTTCGACGTTTTGTGTCGCGGCAATCTGATATGCTTCGTCAGCCATCGCTTTCATGGGGGCGACTTTGTCAGGGGCCCAGATAACCGCAAGACGCTGTGCTAAACCATAGGCCATTGCTTCTAGCCAAATTGGCGGAATATTTAATTGCTGTGTGCCGTTCATATTGGCATCTTGAATGCGCTGAACAGCATAGTATTCCAGATATGTTTGAGCCCCAGTTGGCACAGGCCACAGAGTAATAGTCGGAGAAAGAAGGCGATCAAACCAAAATACAGTAGGAAATCCCTGCTGACCTTTATTTGGATACGACGCATATTCCGTGCGGCTGATCGGCATAATGATTCGATCAGTAATGCTGTTCCCATCAACAGTTCTGATAAAAGCATCAAGGATAACGACAACGCTCGGGTCAACAGGATAAATGGCGTCCCCAGCCGTTAATGACGTTTGGACAAGCTCAACCTGCCAAAGATTTACGCCTTGATTGCTCCAGCGCGTGAACATCATATTCGTCGCGAGACGCGCCGAATCCATATGTTCTTGAAGCAGAGCTGTCGGGCGAACGCCGATCAACTGATAGGCATAGATCGTAAGCTCGCCGAGCGACGGATTAAACGTGTATGTGCCGCTCGTTGACATGCGAGCCCCTTATATTAGATCGGGCCGTTGCTGGATTGCAGAACGGTCGCCGTAGCCGACCCGGATCCACTATTCAGAAGAACGCGGACATATCTCGGAGCGCCGGTGAAAACTCCATACTTCGCCGCAGCCGCGCCAACAAGATTCGAGTCAGAAGAACTCAACCAAGTGACGCTACCGATGGCGACAGGATCTGTCGGATCGTTCGGGTCATCAAGCGTCGTCTGCACGGTGTAATTGACGGTGCCACTGACGTCGACCTGAATGCTCCATGTCGCCGGGGCCCAATCATCGAGACGGATCCAATAGCTGCCAGCAACGCCGTTTGTGCCGACAGTGATGCCGGAGGCGCTTGTCGAGCCGCTTGTGACAATAGACGTCACTGTCGCGAAATCGAGCGTCGTGGCGACAGTGCTGCCGCTTGTGCCCGTCAGCGTTTCGCTGATCGATCCTCCAGTGAAGCTTGTGCCCGTCACGGTGAATGTGATGCCGCTGTCGTTACCGACATTGGTGATGAGAACACGTCGAGGCGTATCGAGATATGCGACGCCGCCGGTGACAAGAGATCCGTTAAGAGTTACAGCAGCCGCACCAGTCACCGTCTGACTTGTGGCAATGTTGTTGGCCGAAGCAGAAGCAAGAGGACCAACGGTCACAATAACAGGGCGCATTAGCTTTTTCCTTTCGTGCGCCCGGCTCTCGCAGCCGCAGCGTTATCAACTAAATTCGGATATGTGCGGCCAGCAGCGCGAGCCCTAGCTTTCGCCATCTTAACACCTTTTGCGCTTAAAGCCTTGTGCTTTACGTCTTTAGGTGCATCTTTTTCCCAAAATGGCTTGCTCATCAGCAATCCCACTTTCTGAGAGATTTATTGATCCGACTATTCGGATCTGCGGCTTTTGCGGAGCCGGTTAATTTCTTTTTCATGCCAGTCATGCGGGCACAAAATGAAGAACGGCGCGATGCGGATTTTTCGCTTTTCGCAGCCTGTTCTTTTGAAACAGGTGGCTTGAGATTATGGCCTTCAGCCTTCGCCGATGCGCGGCCCTTGGCGTTCAATCCGCCTTCAGGATTTTTACCAGCCTTACGCTGCCAAGCAGGGCTCTTCGCCATAACCGTCTCCTGAGAGATAGGCGGGGCCGAAGCCCCGCCATCGATCTTAGTAGTGCGACGCCTTACCGCGCGGCGTGCCGGCCTTAGCCGACGAGAAAACGCCGCCGCCCGAAGCGCGGGCCGGCTTCTTGCCCTTAGCCGCAGTCGACATGACGGCCTTGCCGCCCTTCTTCATGCAGCTTCCGCCCTTCTTGAAGCCGTCAGTCTTGTCATCGGCGTCCTTGATTGTCGAAGCCGGACCTTTGTAAGCACCCATTGTAGCCTCCATCACTCTATCGGCGAAATCTCTGCGCTGTCCGCGCCTAATGATTTCGCAAGTTCGTCCAAACTTAAACCGTCTTCGTCAGTCGCTAATTCTATCAGATGATCGATCAAAGCCAGAGCGCCAATAGCCTGCTGATGAACAGCAAACGCATTATCGCGCTGACGGACGATATCTTCTTTCTTAGCGAGCAAAGATTGTTTCGTGATCATGTTACGCCGCGTTCGAGACCATGATGTAATACGGCGTTCCAGCCGCAACAATCTTGATCACATGCGAAACAGCCGCAGACGACTGAGCACGGAAGATCGTGCCAGCAGACGGAGCCGGAAGATTCAGAAGCGAACCAACCTTTGTCGTGTTGCTGTCAGTCACGCGGATAAACGCCGCAGAAGCCGGGAGCGTAACGCCAGAGGCGAAGTTGCTGTCCAGTTGCAGAGCCGCAAGAGTGCCGCCCGGCGATGTAGCCGTGCCGCCAATTGTCGCGCGCAGAGCGTTAGCAGCGCCGGAGATTGTGCCGGTCGAATCAATTTCGGCGCTAATATGCGCACCGTTGATCGTGCCGCCAGCAGCAGCGCCGACACCGGTCACAACCGAGAACGCACGCAGTGTTTCACCCGAACCACCAGCGCCCGTGAAGGTCAGCTTGTCGTAGGTGAGACGCGTGTCGCCGCTTGTCGCAGCAACAGTCGCATAATTGGCGAACAGCTTCTGATCAGCTGTTGTGCCCATGCTGTAGGGAGCGGCATTTGTGCCAACGCCACCTAACGAGCCGGCAGCAGCAGAAGTGCCGTCGCCGATGTAGAAGCCGTTCGCAGACCATACCGGTCCTGAAAAATGTGTATCGGCCATGAGGCCCTCCGCTTAGTTGTTCGCAGCGATTCTGAGGTCGGGCTACCTACTGCGAAACACCAACCCACAAAGCAAAGACGGGGGCTTTCGCCCCCGCCGTTGGATCGATTACGCCACCGGGAAGGAGCCGAAAATCGAACGCCAGTTGTAGTAGCCGAAGCTGTAACGCTCGTAACCTTTGACAAGCAGATTGTCGGTAACAAAATCGACCTGCATATCGGTTTCGAACTTCACGCGCTCCATGTAGCTCAGGCCGTCGATGTTCGTCAGCAAGAACCACGCATAGGCGGACGTCAAGAAGTCGTTGACCATGTAGCCTTCCGGCAGACCGCCGGCAGTCATCATGATCGCGTTGACGTCGTTGTCCGCTGTGCCGGGACGCAGTTCCGTCTTTGTCAGACGGATCGCTGTCGGCTCGAGAGCCGGCGGCACAACAAGACGACGGCCACGAGCGAAGACCTTCAGGCCGGCCTGATCTTTGAAGTTCGTGCGGATCGCGATCATCGCGTTCAGCAGCGTGCTTTCGTTAAGATCAACGTCGACTGTGGGCTTGTTCGCAACAGTGCCGCCATCAATCGGATGGTTCGTCGCGCAGAGCGAGACGCCGTCACCACCAATGGAAGCATTATACGTCGTGGCCGTGTTGAGCACGTTCGCGCCGTAGATTTCCTTGGTCTGCTGGAACGACTCGATGAGGCCGAGGTTCGACGGCATAAACTGTGACTTATACAGGTTATCGTCGATGGCCTTGCGTGTAATCGAATAACCCAGAGCAATTTCTGTGTGCTCTTGGTTATAGACGTAACGCTCGCCGGCAGCGTTATCAAACGCCGTCTGCGCACCTTCGGTCTTCAGCTGAGCCAGACCCAAGAAACGCATTTCAGCGGTGCGCTCGAGCGCCATCTTGGAATCGTGCTTCGTGAAGATCTTGTCGTATTGAGATGGGATCATCTCATACTTGCCTTCAATACCCCGCAGGCCGGGGAGGAGAAGGTCTTTAATAGCCGAGAGATTAACAGCCATTGGTCCTTACTCCTTAAATGCCGTTGAAGTTACGCGGCAGAACCCAGTTAAACTGGACAATCGCCCAGTCGTAGGCCTGACCGTTCGACAACGTGCCCTGCGAACCGGGCGGAGCATCAACAATGCCCACAACCCGGAAGGGGTTGTAAGAAGAGTATGTCGCCGTGTTGAGGGTGCTCGAGTTGAGGTAGGTGGTCGACAGGCCATTGGCCGTGTTGCCCGAACCTGTGGTGAAGCCAATCGTGCCATTGAC